TCGTCAGCTTTACCGTCCCATTCCTGACCAGAAAAACTTATAATTTGGTGATTTTCTTGATTTTCCAGATATGAAAAATTATGAATGCAAATAAAAGATATATTTGTACGCTTTACCATAGTTTCGATTTGTTCGTATTCAAAGGTGTCCAGGTCCAAAAATCTTTTTATCTCGTCTGATGTACGTTTTTTAAATTCAACTTTACTTTTTACAGTGGTTATTCTTTTTGACATATCCATATTTGGCCAGTGGCCGTGCTTAGATCTAAAAGTGGAGACATAATTTACAAAAGTATCTGCCGTCTCACGATTATTGAAGCAAACAAAACGACTCTTCTTATTTGGATCAACCAGACTCAAATAAGTTTTGGTGGGTTTCATTTTTATCAAGTGATAGTTGTTCATCTTAATTTATTTAAGGAAAAAATCTTTAATATAAGATATATGGATTTCCCTAAAACGCCCGGACAATGTAGATATATGGTCGCACTTAGGTCTAAAAAACCAATTGTTGTGGCAACTGGTCCTGCTGGTTCTGGCAAAACTATGCTGGCGTGTCAGGTGGGTATAGATCATATATACAAAGTTTTTAGAGGTAGGGTTATCTTGACGAGACCGATTGTCGCAGCCGACGAAGACATGGGATATCTCCCGGGTGATATGGATAAAAAGATGGAACCGTGGACTAAACCAATGTTTGACATTTTCGAAAAATATCTTTCACACAACCAAATGGAGCGATGTATAAAGATCGAACCGCTTGGTTATATGCGTGGTAGAACTTTTAATGACACAATAATCATTGCCGATGAAATGCAAAACAGTACACCTAACCAAATGAAGATGTTACTTACAAGAATTGGCGAAAATACAAAACTGATTGTGACGGGAGATCTCGAACAATCGGATTTGGGTGATGATAACGGTCTTTCTGTGCTTATAAATAAGATGGACGGATTGAGTCTCGAATATGTAGAACATGTTGAAATGTTTGAAGAAGATATAGTAAGACACCCTGCAGTCAACGAAGTTTTGAAGGTTTTAAGAGTATGATTCCAGTTCTGGTACCATTTTAAACGTGTACCATTTTTTCTTTTTAGGATCCCATTTGCATCCATGTTTCTTTGCATTTTCTTTGTCTTTATATGGAACATTTAGATATATCTTCGTGTATGGACAAGATGTAAGACCTATGGCTTCATTTGCAAGTCTGTCTGCATTGTCGTTACCCACCGAATGTTCGTCGCTTTTACCTGTATGTGCTTTTATGTATTCAAACTTAACGTTACTTTTATCTTTGAATATATCATAAGTCTTTTTGACAAGTTCTTTGTTTGGTATGTCTACGTTCCAAAATTTATTTTCACATTTTTTACCATACTCACCAACACATCTAATAGCATAAATAGAATCTGAAAATATAGTCAAATCTTTACCAGAATCGATATGATCTTTTAAAACTTCATAAACTTCTAAAAAAGCACCAAGCTCCGCTGTGTTATTTGATTGTTTACCGGTTACACGTTTTGATATATTTCTAGGATCCTCTTCACCGAAATATACACCCATACCAGCCATTGCGTTTTCTTTGCCATTGTTGGCGCATGAGCCATCTGTATATACGTACATGTCATAACATGTATTTAAAGCTTTATAGGTATTTAATTAATAATGAAGACGGTTGTTTTTGCCTTTCCGGGAAGAGACTTTTCGGGCTCCTTTTTAATGAACTGGTCAAAAACACTCATAGAACTCACCCAAAAAGGATACAAGGTTATGATGGTGAATGAATATAGCAGTTTTGTACCTTTTTCTAGAATGAAAACACTCGGTTTAAATGTTCTGCGTGGCGCCACACAAGTTCCATTTGACGGAAAATTGAATTACGACGTCTGGATGACTATTGATTCAGATATATTTTTCATACCCGAACAAGTCATTGAAATTATTGAAGATACCGACAAATACCCAGTTGTATCCGGTCTCTATAGAATGGAAGACCTTAAACATTATGCCGCTGTTAAAAACTGGGATATCGAATATTTCAAAAAACACGGAACTTTTCAGTTCATGGAAATAAATGATAAGTGTTTATCAGAAAAGTACATAAATGTGGCATATAATGGTATGGGATTCTTTGCGTGTCGTAAAGGTGTCATTGAAAATTTAAAATATCCATATTTCAGCCACCCCATCATAGAAGTGGAAGCTGAAAATGGAAAGCTTATTAGGGATATGTGCTCCGAAGATGTGGCATTTTGCAAAAATTTGAAAGATGCAGGTTACAAAATAACAGTAAACACTCAAATTAGAGTTGGCCACGAAAAAAGATTAGTTATTTAAAAGTTGTGAACAAGATCCACCATGACGTTTTAATGGTATAGATGTTGGTGTCATTTTAATATTTTGTGTTTCGTGGTTAAGAAACCTGGTTGACTTTTCCAGGTCTCTTAACTTTTCATCTATGATTGATTTTTCTTTCATATAATTTTCCAAAATAATTTTGTTTTTTTCATACCAATCATATATTTCATGAACACTTTCGTCAATGTTACTATATTTTTCTACAAGTTTATAGTTAAATGATAAGTTTCTTATTTCCGAAGCTATTTCATCAAGTTTAGTCTCGAGACCAAGACACTTGTCTTTTACCTCTGCATGATCTTCCATGATTACTTAAACCATATATTTTTTATTTCATTAAGTTGGTTTTTAACGACTTCATTCCAATCCGTCTTTGAATTCAGTTTATAAACATGTGAAAAATTATCTCGTATGTTTGCTGTAATATAAATGTCATCATTTTCTTTCCAACAACTCACTGGATCTTGAATAGTATGTCTTAAAATTTTTTCTCCATTTTGATAATGAATGGGTTGACTTATATATTCTAATTCAAGACTGTTGTTTAATTTTGTCATGTGTGTCATGTGAAAAAATCCGGGTCTATACTTGTCATCAATTTTGATGCGACTATGTGCAAATCCCAAATAACCATCATCTACCTTTAATAAGTTTGAACCCCCTCGTATGTATGTAAGATGTGTTTGAAATGGAACTTCACCCTTTATAACATCACAAAAACCCGTTGATGTATTACATTTTAATATGATCACCGGATCGTAATTGTAAACAAAGTGTAATTCGCCATTGTGTTCAAATGGTGCCCAGTTCTTTTCAATTCTGTTAGGTGGAGAATTATTTATGATGAGTGGTTTTGCTTCGACATCCCCGTCTTTCAAAAGCCATATACATTTAATTTGATTTGGGAGTGGTGAATTTCCTATGAATATTACATACAAACTTCCATTAATTTCAATCAACCTCGGATCTTCGGCTTGTATTTCCGCACCCAAAAATTTTCTGTCATTATTAGATTTCCATCTTTTATCAAATGTTTCTCTCATTAATCCAATGACACCTTTTTCACAAAGACGAACATATGTTATATAACCATCCAGGCTTGGGTGTACTGCTCTAAACATACTATAAGTACTACCTTCCCAAGAACCATTGTCATGGACAGCTTCTATGGGCGTTATATCTTTAACGAACTCAAACTTCATTAAAGAATATATAGTAATAATCTTTAATGGACTTGAGAGGAAAAAGTATTATAGTTGTTGGCCCTGCAGGATACCTTGAAAATGAAGATAACACAGATTACATAAATAGTTTTGATATCGTATGCAGACCGAATGTTAAAGTCATAGACGGGAAGTTGGAACTACCACCAAATACAGGCACTCGTTGTGACATTGTTTTTCATTCCGGGGGTATCAAAGGTCAATCTTTCAATATTGGAAATGATAAACACGCACTTTACACCGAACATAATGGTATATGTGAAGCGCTTATAAAAGGATATGTATTAAATGGAGTAAAACATGTATTAATATGTTCAGATTGGAAAGTAAGAATAGATAACGCAATTCGTGTGTGTGATCGATTAGGTATGTCTTGGTCAGTCGTCACCGCACCGAATAAAAATTTTACTGCAGGATTTCATGGTCTATATGAAGTGGCAATAAATCACCCGAGACGTCTTGCAATTAAGGGCTTTGATTTTTATCAAACGGAC